ATATCTGAAATGTTCATCACTGTCCTAACTGCTCATACGTTTCGCAACGTCATCATTAACCGTTTTCGGGATAACCGAGAAACTCGGCGCAAGCTTCTTATCAACAGCCGTAGCGATTTCGTCCGCAGTCGCCCCACCAGACGCCGGAATCTTCGCAATCTTGTCCAGAATCTCCAACTCGCGTGACCAAGTACGGTTCGGCAACGACGGCAACGCCTTCAACACCGCGGCAGAAACATCCATCAACGCAAGAAAGTTGATCAACTGTGCCTCAGTCTGCACAACCACAATATTCCCCAAAGCAGACTGCACCACAACCTCACCGGCATCAAACCAGTTCGTTTGACGAATATAACCAGGCGCAACAATGTAACGGCCACCAGTAGCGTTACAACCAACCCAAACCATGCTGTGTTTCCGTTTCTTCGAGTAATTCTTAGGCTTGTAATCAACTGTAGGCGTTCCCCGCGCAACCATGTGCCAAGACTCACTAGCAACATTGAAAATGAGACCAACCTGAGTGCACGCAGTCAAAACGATGCTGTTATTTCTTCCCGGTTCAATATCTGCAGCGATACCCCAACCATGACTTGAGAACCCCGGCGTCCCGGCGTCGGGTGTCTCGCCACGATCCTCACGCCCCTTCTGAAACCACTGATTTGACCCGTGATACAACGGTGCACCCGCAGTGCTTGTGTTCCATTCTTGTGTGACATAGCGATCAGCAGGAACACCCAACGGGCGATAACCCTCATTCACGCGCACAGTGACACCCTGCGCTTCACACGTCGCCAATAACCAGTCCATGCGGTCAGCCATATCCGGTTCAAACCACTCACCGCTAACCTGCCTCATCGCGGTGTAAGGAATTTCCCCGTTACTGTAACCGCCCCACGCGTCACCCATCAGCCGGTGACAATAACGCGGCCGATAATCTCCAACGCAAAAGCAACTAACGCCACGACACCAACCGCCCACGTCACCCAATGAATCTTCGGCCCCTGCCGTTGCTCCAACAGCGCAATCTTCGTCTCAAGGTCAGCAATCTTCTTAACGTGATTATCGGTAGCCCGCTCAAGACGGTCAAGTTTTTCCATCATCGCATCACTTTTTTGCTCGAGTCTCGCCAAAGCGATAAGAACATCACCAATGGTTGCTTCCGTCATTTTCTTACCCACTAAACAATAGAAGGCCGAATGTACTCGACAAGAACCTGCACGTTTACAGTCAAAGACACGGTGCTGTCTTGCAGAATTCCACCCACAGTGAAGTAGTCCGTACTCCCGTTGCAGTACGCCAGTCCGGTCGCGCTGAAATTACGCACAGTGGCCCCAGTCCCGTAGAAAGCCGTCAGGTCAGCACCGTTACGAGTAATGTTGCCATTTCGCGCACCCGTAGCGTTAGCCGCAAACTGTGCGCTCACCGTTGCCCGGTATAAGCCCTCAGACTTAGGGATGATGCGGTCAGGGTTTGTAGAAGGGTCACGCCACGCCAGTTGATCCCACAACTCGCTATAAGTAAACCCGGAAGCACCAACAGAATAAGTTGTGCCCGAGGCTGTGCTACGAGTTGCAGTGCCATAAAACACCGCTTGAGAACCCGTAGGATACCAGCCGGCAGTTTTCGCACCACCGGGATTTGTGGACGCGTTATACAGTTCGTAATACTGCCAGGTCGTGCCCGAATCACTTAGAAAAGAAACCATGCCTTGAGAAGGCGCAGCCAAAGCCGCCGAACGAGCAGCCGACGAAGCAAACACCATCACCGACTGATCCGTTGCATACCCCTGCAAATTAGCCGCGGTAAGAATCTCCCCAGCCGCAAAAGTCTTATAACCCAAACCAGCCATAATCAAACTCCCAAATAATTTGTGTCAAGCACACCAAAACCAGTGTCAAGCGTAAACGCCAAATAACCCAACTGCTTCTCCAATTCTACAGTAAAGGTGATACCCGCCGGCGTGGCAGAAACAGACTGCGCCGAAATCATCAAACCCGGAAACTCAGACGGCCCAAAAATAGAAACCTCATCAGGGTCGAACTCAACCCACGCATCACAACCAACGTCCAGCTCAGCAAACAACTGCACAGCACGCCGCTCAACCTCACGCGAATAAATACGATCAGAAATGTTTATCTCAACCGACTTAGGCAACATCGCCGGGACACCCAAAGTGGCCACACCATCAGCAACAGACTGAGCAGCAAACGACGAATCCATCAACGTGTTATACGTCTTCGCCAAAGAACCATACTTGGCCACCGACGGCACATCCACACCGCGAACCGTATACGCATCCGCCACCAAAGTAATGTCATTAAACACACGGTCAAACGAATAATCAAAATTGATGTCAGCAATAAACCGGTTGTCGTCATCTGTTGACAAAAACACGCTCGCCAAACCTGCCGTCGAGTTACGTTGAATAAAACGGAAAATGCCCCAACCGTCAATAAACATTGTGCCGAACTCAGACTGTGCCACTAACTGCAAATAGGACAAAACGTCAGTGTCCGTAATCGTCTCCGCAGCCAACTCCGAATAACCCGTCTGCGCAACAACCAACGCTGACGGGAACTTTGCGTAAGAAAGAATCCGCGCCACCCGAGCACCAGACGTTTCCTTAGGAACCGCAAACGAAACAATGGGAATCTTAGCCAACCGAGAAAACGCATCAGTAATAACAACCGTCGCCGTCGCGTCTCCGTCAATCGTGTAATCATACGACCACGACTCCGTGTAACCAGAAAACACACTCGTAGCGAAAGCCTCAGGATCAGGAAAATCGTCAAAATCCTGCAACGCCCTAACCGTAATCGCACGACCAGGATACAACTGATCATAGAAAAGCGACCCCGGATAACTCGGGTCAAGTTGCCGATTACGGTTATCAAAAACAACCGTACACGTGCCCGCGCTGAACCCATCCAGTTGAGAGTTACGGCCACGCCTCCACGAAACAGACCGCACCTCATTAGTCACCGGAACCTGCAGAAAACCCAACCCAACCAAACCGTCAAGATCATCAGTGTCAAGAGTGAAACCGGCGTTGCTTTCCAAGTCCACTTCAAAACGGAGGTTAATCATTACGCGCTCACAAAGACGGGGCCGTTAGACCGTTCGTAACGTTTGATTGCTGACACAACGAGTTCGCCAACGCGAGCATCAGCGTTCATGGCTGAGACGTTTATTGTGTATTGGTTGCCACCAACACCAGGCATATTTCCTAAGCGGTCAAGGGGGATAATCGCTTCCGGGCCAGCCTCACCAATCAAACCAACCGTAGGCCCTGTCACGATTCCACCCGTGGCAAAACGTGGCATCATGCCAAACGCGGGATTACCAAACCCGCCGGGATTACTAGAACTAGCGCCACCTGTATAGCCGTAACGGATGCCCTGATTCTGCAATTCCCTTACCGCTGCATCCGCATACCAGTTGACCTCGGCCAATCCAAGTTTTTGAATATCCAAACCAAACAAACCGTTTAGCAAATCAATCAAACCGTTTAGAGGCGCATTTAGGGCATTGATGAAACCGATCACAGCGTTTGCGGTTTTCTCTGCACCCAGCAAAATGGTGAAACTAAAATCAGTCCAATCTTTACTCATCTTTGCCGTGACGTCATCCCAGTAATACGCGAGGGCAGCAATCGCCCCACCCAACGCAACAAGCGCAAACATGATAACGCCCACAGGGTTAGCACTCAACGCAATCGAGAACAACGTGGCCGCCACGGTAATAGCAGCAAACCCAGCCACAATGCCACTAAAAATGTCCGGGTTCTCCGTATACCAGGCAAGGAAATCACCTAGACCGTCAACAACTCCACCAAGAGCAACACCAACGTTCTCAAACGCAACCTTCAAATCATCGCCATTTTCAGCAATGAACTTTTGGACACGCTCCACAAAATCTTTGAAGTAAGGCAAAAGATACGCGCCGAGTTCTTCCTGCAGATTCTGAATATTCTGAGTCAACACCGCAAACGGATCAGCGGCAGCCTCAGCAGCACCCGCATAAGTCGTGCCGAGTATTTCAATCAGTTTGTCTTGCGCGGCAATCTCACCACTCGTCGCGAGAGTCTCCTCATAAATCTGCTTCTGAGCATTAGAAAGCACAATACCGGCGCGAGCAAGCTTGCTCATCGCCGTCTCCTCATCACCCGCAACCTTCGTGAAAATCATGCCAATGGCTTGAATATCTTTACCCGTACCGGCAGCCACATCAGCGACAACCTTAACCAGGTCTTTCAGGCCATCGACACCCTTACCGGCCAGTTCAGGAACAGCCAACCAGCCACGAACAATCGCGTTTAGAATCTCATCGTCAATGCCCGTCAGGTTTGACAGGCTTTGCGTGTACTTCATGATCTCGCCAGTGGACTTAGCAACCGCATCAGCAGTATCACCAAACACACCCGAGTTCTTCGCAATCTGTTGCAAAGACTTAGACACAGATTCGCTCTCAGCGGCAGCCCTCAAAGCCTGATAACCAAACGCAGCCGCACCAGCAGCGGCAGCCGCGAAAGCCGTCACACCAGCAGCCGCAAACCCGCCCGCCGCCTTACCAAGCTTGTCCAAACCGGTTTGCGCCTGAGCGATACCCTTAGCATCAAACTTCGACAGAATATTAAGACTGATAGGCATTAGCGACTCATCTCATTCGTTATCTTGCGCTCAAACTTGTCAATGATCGCAAGGGCCGCACGCCTCAGCAACGGATACTGGGCGTTAAAATACTTCCACGCAATACGGTTACCGCCCTTACCCTTTAGCGGGCCAAACTTATCCGTCATCGCCGCAATGAAATGCGTGCCCTGCGGAGTGTTACCCTCACCGCCCCGACGGCCAGCAGACTCAGCCGCCATATAACCAGGTGCACCCTTAGGGCTATCAACCTTGATAGACAACAACGGGGTAACATCACGCCGACGAGAACCCGCCAACGAAATAGAAACCTTCGTCACAGCACCTTGCCACAACAAAGCCCGAGGCGTATAACCACCCATGCCCGACAACGGCGGAGTGACCTGAATACGAGACTTGATAACACTCGCCATATCTTGTGCAGTGCCCTTCAACTCTCGACGAAACTGAGAAGCAAGTTTCGGATCAATAGCCTTTAACTGAGCAACCATGTCACGCACACCCTCAGCACGCACATCAAAATCAATCATCAGCAGACTCCCTAAGCCAAGTTTACCGCCTACCGCTTAGGGTTATGCTTAGCAATCAAATAGCGTTCCATCGTCCACAACATTCGCGGCGACAACTGCACAAGCTCCCGAGGACTAATGCCCGTCTCGCACGCGATCACGGCAAGATTCCAGTGAACCGACGATGCGCCGAGACCCGCTATTTTTTTACTTCAGGAACCTCAACGGCACTAATCGTGTCGGCGTAAGCGTCAAACTCGAGGCTCGTAGCCTTCATGCGCGTCTCAGCCGTCCACGCAATAAACACCAGCCACGACAACCGCACACCCTTAGCGAAGTCGGCAACGCTCTTGTCGAACTTGTCCTCAAACTTCATGAGGTCACTGACAATAGCCGTCACTTCACGGCTTGAACCATCCACGAACTTGATGAGTAGGTTAATTGGATTCATGGTTACGCAGTGCCTCGCGTGATACCAGCAGTGCCAGCAGTCGGCCACGTCACGTCACGCGTGGCAAGGTCACCCACCGATCCGCTAATCGGGTTCACCTGCGATACCAGGAACACGCCCGTGTAAGACGGGTTACTCGGGCTAACCGTTCCGCTGGTAGGACGAACGACCACTGTGGCGGCCGTGTTGAACAGTGACCAGATAGTTGAGTCAACGGCCTCGGAACCCGACGTGCCGAAATCGTTGTGGAAAGAAAGCGTAATGCTTCCATCCTTGAGACCACCAACGCGGGTGCGGAAACCCGAACCGCCAAACGCAGTTGTCTCCACCTCATCCGAGGACAGGTCAATTGTGACCGCGGCAAGGTGGTCGGTAAAGTCTTGCCCGTTGATGGACGTGGTAACTGAAGTCAAGACGAACTTGGCCATTTTTATTTCTCCATTATCATTCTGCGTAAACTTGAATTAAAAAGTCGGCGGCGAGATATGTTTGCTCACCTAAGTTTAGCGCACCAAGCGTGCTCATTTCGGAAAGGCGCACATCAAAAGCCGCCCCACCAAGAGTGCGATCAGACTGCACCGCCGTCTTAATCGAACGCTCCCCGTTACCCGCATAAGCGTCCAGTTTGCGCTGTGCGTCCCGTTCAGCCACCCGACCAACAATCAGTGTCACCGTAAAGTT